GAAGGTATGTTTGCCGAGGTCAATACCGACCAGCGCTAAATCGCTCATGGTGATGGTCTCCAAAATAAAACACCCTGCGAAAGCGTAGCCCTCGCAGGGTGTGGGGGTGACCATCTCATTAAGCCCGGCGCTTGGCCGGGCTTACTGTTTTTTACTTTACCTGCCGAGCATTTTTTTTATCTCAGCAACAATGTCCGATTTTATGGCGATTGGATCTATCGCGATTGAGAGCACCGTTTGACAGAAGGAGCAGTTGATAGAGATACCCTTCCATGAGTGCCCACCAAGTTGCTTGATGTCTGGGGTGCTGTAGGTAGCGTAAATCACTAACTTTTCGCATTTTGGACATTTCCCGTGCATATGAGTCTCCTTTGTATAGTGATGGCGGGCTCGCTGTCTAAACTAGATTTGCATTCCACACCAGTAACACGCGAGCTTGGATATAGGCCTCTTCAGCCCTGATCGTTTGTGGTGGGTGTCGGGTATTGTCTGAGATCATAGTGAGCTGTTCGTCACCCACCCACTGCAGTCGCTTGATGTAGAGGTGACCGTCCCAAGAAAACATGTAGATCCCATCTCCTGCGAACTCCCGAATGCTGATGTCGACAAGAAGGGGGTCGCGATGCTTGATCGTAGGCGCCATTGATTGGCCCCAACCGGTCACCATCTTGAGATGAAAATGTTCCTTGAACTCAACTCCCATCTCGCGCAAATGCTGAGGGCTGACCCTCACATCCTGAAGCATCTCGGGATAATCGTGCGGTATCTGGCCACCACCCATTGCCGCACGGACGTCGTAATGCGCAATCCATACTTCGTCGCCCATCGCTCCCGGTCGGTAGTAATCGATTTCAATTGCGCCGCCGTCATCGGCTTCCGCCACCGCAAGTAACCGTCTACGGGCATCTTCGGAAAGCCCCTTCCCTTGATTGGCAAGCATGTTTCTGACTACATCTGCCGCCGATACGGCGAAATCAGTGGTTCTGCCCTTAACTCTGGAGGGCTCCGAAAAACTCGGATCTTCGCCCGCGCCATGCTGCAACCACTCGATTTTCACAGCAAGTGCATCAGCAATAGCCCGCATTTTGGCTGGACCAGGTAGCGACTCACCGTTGAGCCACTTGCTCGCAGCCTTCGGCGTGACCTTGGCAATTTCAGCCAGGCGAGCGCCTGCGCCCCATTGGTCGATGCCATGGGTGGACAAGGCCTTTTTAAGCCGGGCGACGAATGCGGCGCGAATATCTTCTATGTGAACCATTGGTTCAGCATCGCACGCTCTTGCATGTACTTTCAGTTCCGACATAATATGTACCTATAGTTCATATTTTACTCGGAGGCCCAATGCGGCCGCTCAAAAAATCGATCGATGATGCTGGCGGCGTCCCTGCTGTTGCCTCGGCCTGCGGGAAAACCCCGAGAGCCATTTATAAGTGGCTCGTTGCGGACGCGTTACCACGCACCGAATACACGGGCGAAACCCATTACGCCCAGAAGATCGCCAAGCTGGCAGCCGCGAAAGGGAAGCCGTTCGAAGTCGATTGGCTCCTCGTTGAAGCGCATCCCAAAAAATCAGTCGCTTCAACCACTGAATAAATGATCGCCCACGAAATGGCGGGCTGCCACGGAAACAAAATCGAGGATTTACGAATGGAAGATTTCTTGAGGGCTTGCCACGCCACCATCAAGGAAAGTGGGGCCGAGGAGCTGGCCGGGAAAATGTGCATGGCACACGTAAGCCTGCTTCAGCGCTCGAATCCGGACAACGCCGCGCACCACCTGACCATCGAGCATCTGTTCGGGATCCTGCTACACACAGGCGATATGCGCCCGCTGACAGCGCTCTCTGATCAGTTCGGTTTTGACCTCGTTGCTCGAGAGAAACCGGCAGCAAAACCGCTGATGATGGCGCTGGGTCATTTGTCTGCCGAGTGTGGTGATGTGGGGCGATTGATCTTCGACGCTGCTGCAGATGACCACATCAGTCCGCACGAAAAAGCCCAAGGCGAGAAGGCGATTCTTGAAGCCATTGACGCGCTCCAAGTGCTGCGCGAATCGCTTAAGGCTGCCTGAATTTCAGACACAAAAAAGCCGACGGTCGAGGTCGGCTTTTTCAACAACGATAAAACTTTGCGGAGATGATTATGCATGACCGAATTACCCCCGGCAATCCCCCCCGTGTCGCGACACTCTTCAATCCAAACTCAAACATGTCGCGACACCGCGTCCCGGTTGCATCTGGGTCTGGAGATCAGTTGTGAGCACCATCATTATGAGCATTTGCTGGCCGCTTCAGGGCATGAGCGGACCACAAAAGGCTGTGCTGGTTTCGTTGGCGGACAACGCTAACGATGAGGGCGTTTGCTGGCCCTCCGTGGCGCGTATTTCGGAGCGCACCTGCCTTTCAGAAAGGACCGTTCAGACCGCTATCAAATGGCTGGGCCAAGTCGGACTGTTATCCGTTCATGAGCGGATGGGGCGTTCGACGATTTACACCCTAACCCCCGCAGCCTACGCACCCCCGCAAGCGCCGCACCCCGCAGCAGATGCACCACCACCCCCGCAGCTCACGACACAAACCCCCGCAGCAGCCGCACCCAGAACCGTAATAGAACCATCAAGTGAACCATCACCTCTTGTCGGCGACGAGCAACCGTCGAAGATTTCGAAAGCGAAGTGCCCGACTCACGCCATCGTCGATTTGTTCAACAAGGCGATTCCAGAGTTTCCTCGAGTCGTGATGTTGACCAAGGATCGGATCGCCAAGATCGGTGCCCGCTGGAACGAGAGCCCGGTGCATCAGGATCTCCAGTTCTGGGCTGAGTACTTCGCCCTGGTGCGTTCAAGCAAGTTTCTGATGGGCGAGGTGTCCGCTGCGGGTGGCAGTCCTTTCCGCTGCAACTTCGACTGGCTGATTGCCCCGAGCAATTTCGTCAAGGTCGTTGAGGGTAATTACCATGCGTGACCCCTACAACATCGAGGCTGAACACGGCCTGCTGGGCGCGATGATGCAGCGCCCCGAACTGATCGACTCCCTGAGCGATGACCTGTCCGCCGAATCGTTTTATTTTGCGGAAAACGCCGAAGTGTACCGAGGGATTCTGGCGGTGCGCGCGGCGGGCAAGTCCGTCGACTTCCTCACGGTGGGTGACCATGTGGGCGTCTTGCTGGATGGCACGCCGGCTTTTGCTTACTGTGCCGAAATCGTCAACGGCACGCCCAGCGTCGCCAGCGCCAAGACTTACGCGGGCATTGTGCGTGAACGTGCCATCGAACGCGCCCTGTTCGACTTGGGCGGCCATGCGATGGAGATCGCGCACAGCGATCAGGACGTGCAGACGAAAATTGCCGCCGTCCAAGCCGCTGCAATGGCCATCGACTGCGGTTCCGGTGATGACGACATCGTCAAAGTCGGCGATGTGTTGGTCGATCAGTTGGAGGTGTGGCAGGAGCGCCATGACCGTCATGCTCGCGGCGAAACACTGATCGGTCTGTCGACCGGCCTGAAAGACCTGGACGAGAAAATCGGCGGCCTGCAACCCGACCACCTGTACATCGTGGCCGGGCGTCCTGCCATGGGCAAGACCACGCTGGCGATGGGCTTTGTGATCGATGCGGCCGTGCGCCAAAGCAAGTCCTCACTGGTCATCAGCCTGGAGATGAACAAGGGCCAGCTGCTGGACCGCGCCGTGGCCTCTGAGGGACGTATTCCGCTCACCCAGGTGAAGAACGGCACGGCGTGCCAGAACCACGGCACGGAGCTTGCCGCAGCGGCCGGCGTGCTGCGTCGCGCCCCGCTGTACATCGCTGACCGTGCCGGTTCGTCAATCGGGCGCATTCGCTCATTGGCCCGCCGCCACAAGCTGCGTTACGGCCTTGACCTGTTGATGATCGACTATCTGCAGCTGCTGGAAGGCGAGGGCGGCAACCGCACTGAAGAGGTCAGCAGCATCAGCCGCGGTTGCAAGTTGCTCGCCAAGGAACTGGGTATTCCCGTTGTGCTGTTGAGCCAGCTTTCACGCAAATGTGAAGAGCGTCCGAACAAGCGGCCGATCCCCTCGGATCTGAGGGAGTCGGGCGCCATCGAGCAGGACGCCGACGTGATCCTGTTCGTGTACCGCGACGAGGTCTATCACGAAAACACCGACGCCAAGGGCATTGCCGAAATCATCATCGGCAAGGGCCGTGACATCGAGATGGGCACTGTGCGAACGGCGTTTCTTGGCCAGTACAACCGCTTTGAAAACCTTGCAGCAGGATGGAAGCCAGAGCCTGTTGAGCAACCCGCGAAGGTCACCAGCCTGGCCAACCGTTACCGTCAAAAGGAAACATTCTGATGGACTCCAAGCGACTCGCTGTTCCCGAGCCGTCCACCTACCGCTTCGCGGTGTTCTGCTGCTCGTTCAAAATGGACCTGAGCAGCACGCCCGACCACGCTTTGGCGCTGTTCGCTGATGAGGCCATGGCCAAGCGGTATGGCGCGTGGATGTGGCCGACGACGTTCGAGGTGGTTGACCGTCTCGCCCAGCCGGAGGCGACCGTTTGAGCGCTCTTATCAAGACCCTGACCGTGAAGCTGTCCGATGCCGAAATTCAGCGCAACGCCAAGCTTGAGCATGTGCGCGACCTGCGTGATGCCAGCCACCCGGCGCTGCACTTCCGTTATGCGAAGAATCGCACGCGCGGCTCTTGGTTCCTCCTAAACAAACGTCAGTGGCATCGCATCGGCGGCTTCCCCGACCTTTCCACCAAGCAGGTGGTTGCCGCCTTACCCGCCGTGCGCCTGCGCGTGGCCGCCGAGGGCGCGGCCAGTGTGTCGGGTTGGGTCACTGTTGGCGAGCTGCTCGACTGGTTTGCTGATCGCATGGCGCGCTCCCGCTCGCTGTCGGCCAAGCGCCGGTCGGCGGGTAAGTCGGCCATCAGTTGCCAGCTCAAGCCGCGGCTGGCTGATCTGTTGATTCGCGATGTGAGTGCGCAGACCCTCGACAAACTGCTGATGTGGCCAGCGCAGGAAGAGTTGTCACTGTCGTACGTCCAGCAGTTGTACCGCCTGCTCGCGGTGGCCTTTAGGCAGGCGCGCAAATTGGACCTGATTCCCGCCAACCCGATGGCTGAACTCAAGTTCATTAACTTCACTACGGCGCGCATTCTGCCCAAGCCGGCCCGCCTGCGCGATGTCCAGTTGCCCGAGCTGGTGGCGCAGCTGACCGAGCGATTTGAGAGTGCACCTGGTGACGCCATGCTAGCCCTGATGATGCTGTGCCACGGCACCCGCATAGGCGAAACCCGGCAATCTCGCTGGGCCGACATTGCACTGCCTGAGCGTGAGTGGTTCCTGCCGGCCGAGCACACCAAGAGCAAGACCGAGCTCCGCGTGCCGCTGACGGAGCAAGTTTGCGCGTTGCTACGTCGCTATCGTGACCGTCAAGCGGCCCAAGGGTACGAAGGTCCGTTCCTGTTCCCCTCCCGTCGAGGCAAGCCGATGAGCGAGAACCAAGCCAGTGCGGCATTCACTCGACTGGGGCAGGGCGCGTGGACCAGTCACGACTTGCGTAAGGTTGCGCGTACCGCGTGGACGGATCTCGGTGTCGACGGCCACATTGGCGAGATGCTGCTGAACCATTCACTCGGCAAAATCGCTTCCACCTACATCAACACCCAGGCCAAGGAGCAGCGTCGACTAGCCTTGGTGAAGTGGCACACCTGGTTAGATGAGCGCGGCTTCAAGGCGATTCACCAGCAGACAGGCGCTAGATATGAAGAATCGCAAAACCTCGTGGACATCTTGAATAGCGCGGCCTGCGAGTCAACTCCACAATTTGTTAAGGGCGAGGTTTGAAAATGATGAAAAAGGAGTGTGGCCCCGCCCTTGTGCGCAGTTTGATACCGATGACCGAGTGTCCTTCCTGTGCTGGGAAGGGGTTGATCAGAGGTTTGCTTCATGAGCTCGACTGCATCGGCTGTCATTCATCTGGCTTCGTTCATGCCCGGACCCTGGAGCCGTTGTTGATCGAAGACCTGGTGGTCCAACTTGGTCGGATGGTTCGGCGGGAGCGCAGTCAGTTGGTCGGCAAGAACCCAACACGCTGCATCGTTGATGAATACCAACAGAGCAATAGTCGCGGCGCCGGCCGCTCGATTTACAAGGGGGATTGAACAATGATCTATCCAGGCATTCTGAATGCAGTTGTTTCGGCCCTCGCAGCTGAAGCCATCGACAACACCAGCAAGCAGGCATGGCAAAAACTTTACAACTCCGCCGACGAGGATGAAGGCGGCGATCTGGCGACGCTGGTTCGATCCCATGGGGCCAGCAGCATTGATCGCACTCAAGTGGATTGCTGGGTGTCGGCCAGGTTGCATCATGGTCTTGAGCCGAAGCATTGGGATGCTCTGGTCGCCAAATACAGCACGCACAAGGGGCGCAAAGTGCAAGCGATCGCAGCGCTGCAAACCTTCATCACCACCCCGGCACCGAAGTTGTTCCTCTATAAGGCGACCACTGCTTGGGCGATCCCGCAATTGAAGGGCGCCCGGTCAAAGGTTGTGAGCTCGGTATTTGTCGAGATTCCTCTTGATGCTCCAGCATGGCGTCGCGAAGCAATGGTGAAGGCGGCTTTGGCGGCTGGTCAGGCCAAGGCCAAGAAAGACCACTCCCGTTCCGCCGACATGATCGTACTGAAGGACAGCTTCTACGACATGAACACCTGGGAGAGCGACGGCAGGCCGGAGTCAACCCGCCGACGGTGGCGGCAATCAATCCTTCAGGCGGCTGACGATCTGGTTAATGAGGCGCTGGCGCATGCAGGGGATATTTTGGAGCACGAAGGTTTGCTCATCGAGCAGGCAGCGTGATTGGTTGTTGACAGCAGTGAGCAGATGAGCGAAATTAATCCGATCATGTCGATCTTGCGCGTAATGAGAGACGGCACAAAAAGCCCAGCCATCCGCTGGGCTTTTTTGTACCGGCGGCTCAGTGGCGCTTGCCCGTGTTGGCAATCACCGTCAGAATCAAAATCCGCGCTGTATATGGCCAGGCAAGGACGCAAGTACTGCCATGAGGCAAAGCAACGCGGATCAACCCAGCTCGCAAGGCTGGGTTTTTTATTTCTCAATACAATTTCAGTTCAACGAGCCTCGGCATTTGCCGGGGCTTTTTCGTTTTTGGCTCCTGTACCTGCCTCCTTGCTCCGAGCGGATGGCATTGTACTGAGGGCCAAACTTATACCTTCGCCGAGATCCCCGAGGCGCGCATGAGATTAAACCCTATGTCTGAGCCTGGCCCATTGACCGCCGCTGGCGGCATCGCGCTGTACAAGCTGGGCGCCTTCGGTTTCATCGCCGTGTTGGCTTCCGTTGTTGTCATGGCGATGACGTTGCCCAAGACCATGCGCGAGTTCGTGGTGGCGATGATCAGCACCACCGTTTTCAGCATCTGCGGCGGCGCATTCGTGGTGCGTTGGCACGGGATAAGTGAGTGGGTCAATGACGATCTGGGAATGATCGCCATTGGCGGCGTGATTTTTGTCTGCGGTTTGCCGGCTTGGGTGTTGGTGCGTGCGGGGTTCAGATGGGCTGAAAAGCGCCGCGATCAGGACTTGGGTGAGCTCGCGCAAGACTTGGCAGAACTTCGCAGGGACTTGAAGTTTCCAGCCCCCAAACGATCAGAACAGGAGCAGAGTCAATGACTACCGCACGCGGCCTTCGCAACAACAACCCGGGCAACATCGACTACAACCCCGCCAATCAGTGGCAGGGCCAGTTGCCCCACGATCCGGCCATTGAAAAGCGCTTTGCACGGTTCGACACTCCGGAAAATGGCATTCGTGCCTTGGCGCGCACCTTGCTGACCTACTCACGCAAGCATGGCTTGAGGACGGTCGCGGGGATCATCGGGCGCTGGGCGCCAGGCCATGAAAACGACACAGCTGCGTACGTACGCAGTGTTAATAGTGTCGTGGCCAATCATGCCAATGGTGCGGCTCTAGATGTCGAGCATCCGCTGGTGTTGAGCTCTCTTGTCACGGCGATTATCCATCACGAAAACGGCGGTAATCCTTACGAGGCTATCGTGGTGGCGGAAGGCGTCCGCCGGGCCTTGGTATGATCCGGGCACTGCTGGTCGCTTTCATCATTGCGCTGACTCTGCAGGCCTGGATCATCGAGCGCATGATCTCGGCGCGAGATCTGGCTCGATTAACCACTAGCCATGTGGTTGAAATTTTGGCCACCGAGCGGGATCGCACAGCCGAACAGGCAGCGGTGATCGCCGAGCAGCGTGCTCAGTTGAGTGAAGGGCGAGCCGCTGACCAACTGTTTCGCACGCTGTCGCAGACCATCGTCAAGGATGGCGACGTTACGCGTAACGCCCTGCAGGAGTTGAAGAAGCATGACCAAGCCGTTGCTGAGTATTTGCGTGGCGCTGTGCCTGCTGTCTATGGGGTGCAGTTCGAGCGTCCCGAAACCACTGACCCCGCCCAATACAAGCCACACGCAGCCATGCCCGCTGGTGGCTTGCCGTCTGCCGGCGCGGCCTCCAGTACTGGTCAATGACCAGTGGCAGGACGCGCTGCTGGGGACTGAAGACGCGTTGAAGACCTGTGCTGCGCAGGTGCTCGCGTGCATGCAGCAGCAAGGCCAGACGGGCCCTCTGTTGCGTGCTGGGCAGGGCACGGGTCCCTCTGGCGGGTAAATTCTCCTCTACGGTCGTCAGGCCCGCACGGCTCGTGAATTTTTCGGTTTCTGAAAAGTCGCGCCCTTTGTCATAGCTTTTTGTTCGTTTATTGAACAATAGAAGCTCTGTAACCCTTGATTTTTCTGGAGTCGTGGTCGCCAAACGAGAAAGGCAAGGTGGACACGCAGCGCCCAAATGCCTGACGCCCCCTTCGCCCTGGTCGACCTATGCCACTGATCCTGAACAAAGCCGAATACGCCGATGCCCGGGGCGTGTCCCCGCGCACGGTCTCGCGCTGGCTGGCCGAAGGCATGCCCGCTGAGGGCAGTGGCAAGCGGGGCGATGCTCTGCGCATCGACATGGCCAAGGCCACGGCCTGGGAAATCGCCTGCGAGGTGGCCAAGCAGTTGGGCGACGGTGCGACGCTGGATGGCGAAGGGACGAGCAAGGAACAAGAAGAGCTGATGAAGCTGCGCGCTGAACGCAAGGTGCGCGAGGCAGAAGCGGAAATGCGTGCCCTGGAGCTGGGCGTCAAAAAGGGGGCCTTGATCGACATCGACCTGGTCGAGCGAACCATTGCCAACGCGCTCACGCAAATGGCGATGATCCTGCGCCCGGTCGGACGCAAGGTCATTCCCAAGGTGTTTACCGCGCGCAACGAAGCGGCGGGCCTGCAGATATTCGACGACGAATTGACCCGCGCCATGTCGGTCGCGGCCGACATGTTAGAGGTCTTGGATATTCATGCCGCACCGTCTGAGGAAGATACTTAAGCGCGGCGCCAAGGTCTTTCGTCCGGCACCGTTGCGTGCAGCCTGGCTGTGGGCCGATCAAAAACGCGTGCTTCCGCCGGGCAGTCCAGAGCCCGGGCCGTGGAACAGCAACCGCGCGCCCTGGGTCAAGGGCATCACGGAAGCGATCCGCGACCCGCTGTACAAGATGGTGACCGGAGTGATGGGCGCGCAAATGTCCAAGACCGACGGTGTGCTGTTGAACGCGGTCGGCTGGCGGATGGACGACGACCCCGGTCCGGTGCTGTACATCGGCCCGACGCGCAAGAACGTCGAGTCAGTCAGCAAGGACCGCTTTTCCAAGTTGCTCAGGTCGGTACCGTCACTGCTGGAGGCGCTGGCCAAGGGCAAGCAAGACACGATCAACGAGAAGTTTATCAACGGTCAGCGCATCGGTTTTGGCTGGGCCGGCTCGGCGACCGAGCTGGCCTCGCACCCCTCGCGCGACGTGTTCGTCGATGAGCGCGACCGCATGGGCAACAACGTCGGCGGTGAAGGCGATCCGATCAGCTTGGCGGAAGCGCGCATCTCCAACTTCATCGACGGCAATGTCACGGTCGTGTCGACACCGACCGTGGGCAGCGTTGAGACCGAAACCGACGAGGACGGCCTGACACGCTGGCGTCCGTCCGACGATGTCCATTCACCGGTGTGGAAGCTGTGGCAGGAAGGCACCCGTCATGAATGGGCGTGGCCATGTCCGGGAACGCAGTGCGGGCGGTACTTCATTCCGCGCTTTTCGACCTTGTACATACCCGACGGCGCGACGCCCAAGCAGGCGCTGGACGACGCCCGGCTGTTCTGTCCGCACTGCGCAGACATGATCGCCGAAGAGTCGAAAGAGTGGATGAACGACCGGGGCGTGTTTGTCGCCCCGGGCCAGCGCCTGATCGGCTTCGACGAGGCCGGCGCACACATTGAACAAGGTGACGTGACGGTCGTGGTCGCGTTCGGCGCCTACCTGGCGCCGCTGGAGTCGGACACCTCGGCGTCCTTCTGGGTGTCGGGGCTGTGTTCGCCGTGGCAGACCTTTGGCCAGCGCGCGCGCAAGTTCGTGGTGGCCATGCAGTCGGGCGAACCCGGGCGCATGCAGGCGGCGATCAACACCGCGTTCGGCGAGCTGTTCATGGTCAAGGGCGAGGCCCCGCCGTGGCAATCGGTCGCCGCGTTGCGCCGTCCCTATGCGTTTGGCGAAGTGCCGCGCGGGGTGCAACGGATCCTCGTAGGTGTCGACGTGCAAGGTGATCGCTTGGTGTTTGTCGTGCGCGGTTTTGGCTACAACTTTTCGTCCTGGTTGATCGAGCACGGCGAGCTGTGGGGTGACACCGAGCAGGAACAGGTGTGGCACGACCTGGCCGAGCTGTTGGAAACCACCTACGACGGTCGGCCGATTGCGCGGATGTTGATCGACTCGGGCTACAAGCCCGGTGGCAAGGCAGCGCCGGTGCACATGGTTTACCAGTTCTGTCGGCGTTACTACGGGCGGGCGATCCCGACCAAGGGCCGGCAACAGCAGGACAAGCCGTACAAGTTTTCCGACGTGGACCAGAAGGGTCACGAACGCCAGCCGCTCAAGCTGATGCACGTGCACACCGACCATTTTAAAAGCTGGGTGCATGCCCGCATTGTCTGGCCGGTCGAGCATGCCGGCGCCTGGTACATCGCCCAGGACGCCAGTGACGACTACTGCCAGCAAGTGGTCGCCGAGGCGCGTCTGGTGACCCAGGCCGGTCGGGTGTTCTGGCACAAGCTGCGCACCGACAACCACTACTTTGACGCGGAGGTCCTGGCCGCTGCGGCGGCGCATCTGGAGCAGGTGCACCGTCTGCCGCGTCTTGGCAATGAAATGCTCGACGAGCCGGACGACAGCCCAACCGAAACAACCGAGCTGCCGGGATCGCCTGAAGGCATCCCGGCCAAACAGAAATCCAAGCCCCCACCGGAGCCGGCACCGCCGGTTTCACCGCGCAAGAAAAAGCGCCGGCGGGGCTCAGTCAGTGAGTGCCAGCTATGAGTCGCAGCCGACGGGCCGTACAAACGGAAATCGCCGCAATCGATGCGGCCATCATGGCCGTGCTGGAAGGCGGGCAAAACGTCGAGGTCACCACCGCTGCCGGTAGCCGCAAGGTGCAAATGGCCGACCTGAAAACCCTGTACGCCCAACGGGATCGGCTGCGCCGAAGCTTGCGCGGCGGGCCGGTGGCGCGACAAGGAATTCCGATATGAGCCGTAACCTGGTTGACCGCATGGTCGGCTTCTTCTCTGCCTCGGCGGGGCTGGAGCGTACGCAGGATCGGATGCGCATCGATGCGCTCGATTCGTTTGCCGGCGCCTCGAAAAGCCGCCCGGCGATGAAGTCCTGGTTCACGTCGAAAAAGGATGCCGACGGCGATGTGAACCCGGAGCTGGTCGAGCTGCGCGCTCGCTCGCGCGACTTGGAACGCAACAACCCGATTGCCCATGGCGCCATGAAAACCAAGACGGTGTACGTGATCGGTACCGGTCTACGCCCGGAGCCAAGCATTGACGCCGAGTTTCTGGGCTTGAGTTCGGAGCAGGCCGAAGTGCTGCAAGCGCAGATGTTGCGCGAGTTCAACCTGGCCGCCGATTGCCTGGAGGCGGATGCGACGCGGCGCAAGACCTTCTACCAAAAGCAGGCCGAGTTGTTTCACAGCGCCCGGGTCAATGGCGACGCGTTCCTGCTGCTGCCGCACTTCGAGCGCGATGAGGCGTTGTATGCCACGCATTTTCAGTCGGTGGAGTCCGACCGGGTGTGCAACCCGCAGAACAAGCCGGACAAGGACAATCTGTCGTGCGGCTTTGAACTTGACGAGCACGGTGCGGCCACGGCGGTGCACATCCTGCAGGGCAGTCCGAGCAAGCGTTACATGCGCAGCAAGGCCCAGTGGCAGCGCGTGCCGTTGTTCGGTTCACAGGGCCGGCGCAATGTGTTGATTCATTCGAACAACAACCTGCGCGCCGGCCAGACCCGAGGCGTGCCGGACCTGGCACCGGTGATAGAAACGATCAAGCAGGCCGGGCGTTACATTGACGCCGAACTGATGGCCTCGGTGATCAGCTCCAAGTTCACCGTGTTCATCAAATCCGACCGTGACGGCGGCGGTGATGCTTTCGCGCCCGGGGCTGGCATGAACGGCTCGGCGGATGACGATGATGACGACGATGAGGCGCGCGACCTGCGCCTGGGGGATGGTCTTGTCTACGAACTGGACCAAGGCGAAAGCATCGAGACCGCCAACCCCGGGCGCCCTAACGCGGCCTTTGACCCGTTCGTGACGGCGCTGTGGCGGATGATCGGCGGAGCCATCGGCGTGCCGTTCGAGGTGCTGATCAAACACTTTACTTCGAGCTATTCAGCCAGCCGCGCGGCGCTGCTGCAGTTTGCCCATTACATCCTGGTGGACCGTGCCGATTTTGTGGTCGACATCTGCCAGCCGTATTACGAAGCGGTGATCGCCGAAGCCGTGGCGCGCGGCCGTTTGCGCTTGCCGGGCTTCTTTCAGGATCCGTTGGTGCGCCGCGCCTACTGCCAGGCGCTATGGCATGGGCCGAACTTGGGCGAGCTGGATGAGGTGAAAGCGGCCAAGGCCGCCGAGCTGCGCTTGAAGATCGGCATCAGCACCTATGAGCGCGAATCCCGTCATTTGCTGGGGCAGGGTTGGGACCAGATCAACAGCCGCCGCATCATCGAAGAACGGCGCAAATACAAGCCGGTGGCGCCCGACACGCCGCCCAACGATAACGGCAATCCCGAATAAGGCCCCGAAGGCATTCGCCAACGGGGCTTTTTGTTGCCTGCGGAGAAGACATGAAAAAGCTGATGGCCTTGCAGTTTCTGGCGTCGCAAGCCTGGGCGTTGCCGCCGAAAGTGCTCGGCGACATGGAAAGAATCGCTCGTCGCGAATGGAACGCCGGCCGCCTGGAGGCGCTCGGTAAGCAGGATGGCGAGGGCTTGCAAGCGGCGCCGGCGGTCGAGCTGCGCGACGGTGTGGCGCTGATCAAGGTGCGTGGCGTGGTCTCGCGGTATGCCAGCTGGCTGGACGACATTTGCGGCGGCACCTCGACGGAAGCGCTGGCCAAGTCGCTGGCGGCCTCGATTGCCGACCCCAAGGTGCGCGCCGTGGTGCTGTGGATCGACTCGCCGGGAGGCCAGGTCAACGGCCTGAACGAGCTGGCCGAGATGCTGTATGAGGCCCGCGAGCAAAAAAAAATCGTCGCCTACGTCGGTGGCCTTGGCTGCTCGGCCGCGTATTGGATGGCGTCGGCGTGTTCCGAAGTGGTGATCGATGCCACCGCCGAGCTGGGCTCGGTGGGGACCGTCGCGAGCTTTCACCTTTTGGCGCCGGTCGAGGGTGAGCAACACATCGAAATCGTCTCCAGCAACGCGCCGAACAAGCGCTTGGACCCTGCGACGGAGGCCGGACAGGCCGTCATGCAGGTCCTGGTTGACGATCTCGAAACCGTTTTTATTGACGCGGTGGCCCGCAACATGGGGGTCACGCGTGAAAAAGTCCTGGCCGACTTTGGTCGGGGCGGCACCTTCATTGGTGCCAAGGCGGTCAAGCAAGGCATGGCGCACCGCCTCGGTAGCCTGGAAGGCCTGATCACCGAACTGAGCGGCCGAGTCGTGCCGCGCTTGTCCCAATCCAACCCGGCGCCCATCGGCGCTAAGACTTCTGCAGGAGTTCCTATGCCTCTCACTATCACTGCCGGCGCGACGGCGGCTGCCGTTGCCGCCGCGCTCCAAGCGCAGCACCCGGACGCCTTTGCCGTCATTGCCGCCACCGGCAAAGTTGACGTGGCCAGCGCTGTCGAGGCCGCCCGTGTGACCGGTCACGCCGCCGGCAAGACCGAAGGCGAAGCCGCCGGACGCACGGCCGAAACCGCCCGCGTCGCAGCGGTGTTTGCCAACAGTTTGCCCGGGCACGAAAAGCTCATTCAGACCTTGGCCCTGGACGGCAGCACCAGCGGCCCGGAAGCCGCCGCGCAGATCATCGCCGCCGAGAAAAAAGGCGGCGCCGATTACCTGAAAAACGCCGCCGACACCGAGGCCAACAACGTCAACGGGGCCCCGTCAGAGCTCGACGGAAAAACCAACCTCGACCCGAAAGCACTGGCCGTTGAGGCCCGAGCTCTGGTCGCCGCCGAAGCCGCCGCTGGCCGCAAAATGTCGGTGTCCGCCGCTGTGCGACAGATCCAAGGAGCGAAAGCCTGATGCGCCAGTACATTGAAAGCCGCCGCGCGGCGGCGGATGTCGAGCCCCACCGCATCACCGTGTATGCCGCTGACGAAGGTGAGTTCGAGCAAGCCGCTGGTCCCACTGCCGCGCCCTTCATGGGCGTCACCGGCAGCCTCGGCGCCGTGGAAGGCACCGTCTGCGACGTGATCCGCAGCGGCCCGACCGAGCTTGAGTACGGCGGCAACGTGGACTACGGCGACCCGCTGACGGCGGACATCGCCGGCCGCGCGGTGGTCGCTGACCCAGGTGAACCCTACATCGCGCGTGCCGACGAGGCCGGTGATGCAGGCACCATTGCGCGGGTTTTTATCGAGCGTGGCCGCGTGCCCGCTGCCCCGGCGCCTTAACCGGCGCTTTGCCCCTTTTCTCAGGAATACACCGACATGGCACAACAAGCCCCATTTCCCGTTGACCCGGTCCGCACCGGCATCGTCATGGCCTACCGCAATGACAAGCTGATCGCCGATCAGGTCATGCCGCGCTTTCCAGTCGGCGGCGAATCGTTCAAGTGGTTCGAGTACGCCAGCGCCGAGCGCCTGACCCTGCTCGACACCGAAATCAGCCGCAAGGGTTCGGCTTTGGAGGTCGAGTTCGAAGCGGCCGAGCGTGACTCGTCGACCAACGATTACGGCCTGGACGACATGGTCCCGCAGAGTGACATCGACAAGGCGGCCGGCAGTGATTACGACCCGCTCGATCACGCCGCCGAAGGCCTGACCGACTTGATTCTGCTGGACCGCGAGGTGCGTACGGCGCGTGCCGTGTTCAACCCGAACAACCATGCCTACGGCGAGGCATTGGCGGCGGGGATGAAATTCAGCAACCGCGATGCCGACCTGCTGCCGTACCTGCTGGAACAGCTCGACAAGCCGCTGATGCGCCCCAACAGCATGACCCTCGGTCGTGCCGAATGGACCCAGTTGCGGGTCAACCGCAGCCTGGTATCGGCGGCCCTGGGTAACAGCGGCGACAAGGGCGTGGTGACCCTTGCCCAGCTCAAGGAGCTGCTGGAGCTGGACGACATCGCCATCGGTGAAACCCGGGTCAATATCGCCCGCAAGGGCAAACAAGCCGAAATCAAGCGGGTGTGGGCTGGTCATTGCGCCTTTATCTATCAGGCGCCGAACGTGGCGGTGGCCGCGGGCACCCTGACCTGGGGTTTGACGGCGCAGTACGACGACCGTTTTGCCGGCTCCTGGTACGACAAGGATGTCGGCCTCAAAGGCGGTTACTGCCTGCGAGTCGGCGAGCAGGTCAAGGAGCTGGTGATCGCCAAGGAATGCGGCGTGTTGCTGCAAAACGTGATCTAGATCGCACCTGGTTGAAGCGAGGGCCCTGCATTGCGGGGCTTTTCGCAGCCGCAAGCCGGTCCGGGTGGGCCGGCTTGCGCATGCGAAAAGGGGAAGGTCATGAGTCGATTCGACATCGTCGAGCGCACCATGCTGATTTGTGCCGACAGCGTGGCCAGCGTGGAGACAGACACCGGCGAGCGCTTTGAAGTGGCCGGCATTTTTGATAATGCCGAACGCAATGTGGAGCTCAAACGCGACGGCAACGGCGCCACCGGCGGCCTGAAGTACACGTCTCGCCAGCCGGTGTTTACCTCGGCCGACCAGCGTTTTACCGGGATCAACAAGGCGTGGCGCTTGACCCTGCGCGGCAAGGATTACTACTGCCCCGAGCCGCACAGTGACGGGGCAGGCTGGGTCACGTTATGGCTGGCCGACTGGGTCTCTGTGTCGAATGGCGACGGGGGCGATCATGGAGTCTGGCGCTAGTTTTCAGCTGAATTTTTCCGATGAGCTGCGCCGGGTCACGGCGCAACTGCAGAGCACCCCGGCACAGGTTCAAAAGGCCAGCGGGCGGG